AACAAAAAAGAACTAAGAAAAATTAAACTTCAACTCCTCAAAGAAATCGAGCAGTTGAAGTTGATGCTCAGAGCATTAGAGGAAGAAGAACAATGGGCGAATTAATATATTGGGCAGTCATATTGTTTACCGTAGTGTGTTTTATGGTTGAGTACACTAAAGGGGATGGCAATGACATTACATGACTGGGTAGCACTTGTTGCTTATGTAGGATTGATTGGTTTATGTATGAGGATTATATGGACAAAGTTCAGAAGGTAGAAGCAGTAACTCCTGTGACTAGCGCAGTGCACTGTAAGCATGACCATTGGCGCATCTATCAATCTCTAGGCTACCGTGAGTGTGATAAGTGTAAACAACAAAAACCTATTTTTAACGTAGTGAAGCATCAGAGATGAAGACACTAATAAACATACTGAAGTTCCCTGTATTCTGTACTTGCTGTTTGTTGTACTTAGCAAGTCAGATGTTATTAGGGCTTAGCATACTGCTAGATTATATTGGGGAATTTTTAGAGGACGTGATAGATGAATAAAATTGAACATAAAATTGTAGGCTACAAAGTAGTTGATAAGACAGAAGAAAAAGTAGTGTTTGAGATGATACACGAGAACTTCCCTCGACCCCCGCATTTGACGGGTACAACGTACAAAGTAAAAACGCCACAAAGCGAACACGCTCTGTATATCACTATCAATGATATGGTGCTTAACGGTGACGAGCGTCATCCCTACGAGATGTTTATTAACAGTAAGAACATGGAGCACTTTCAGTGGGTACTTGCATTAACGCGCTTAGTGTCGGCTGTGTGGCGCAAAGGTGGTGACTCTACGTTTTTAGTTGAAGAACTCAAGAATGTCTTTGACCCGAAAGGTGGTTATTACAAAAAAGGTGGTGTGTATATGCCATCGCTCGTAGCAGAAATAGGAACAGTTATCGAGCAACATTTAATAAGCATAGGTGTTATTAAAGTTGAAGTGGATGAGCATCAACAAGCGTTCATTAAAGCAAAGCGTGAAGAAGTAGGTGAAAAAGGTTTAAAGAATGCTGAGTTATGCACGTCATGTAATACCAAGTCTTTAATATTGATGGATGGCTGTGTTACTTGCGTAAGCTGCGGCTTTTCGAAGTGTAATTGACGATGTATATCAAATGCGGGTATAATAATGTTTATTTTAGGAGATGTTATGACCACCCGCACTAAGTACAAACAAGGTGATGTTTTTAACTATTGGACTTTAATTTATTACGATAAGGCATCTGGTAAATGGATGGCAAAATGTGTATGCGGTAAAGAGAAATTAGTTTATAGCTGTCATCTAGCCTCTGGTAAATCTATTAGTTGCTCATGTATAGGAAAAAGCACTCACAAAATGACAAAAACACCAGAATACAGGTCGTGGAATGGAGCTAAGATGAGATGTATATCTCCATCAAACGATAGGTACGCATCCTATGGCGGTAGGGGTATTACTATGTGCGCCACATGGTTGAATTCATTTGAACAGTTTTTTAAAGATATGGGTAATCGCCCTGCTGGGACATCGTTAGACAGAATTGATAATAATGGTAATTACTCAAAAGAAAATTGTCGATGGGCGACACCAAAAGAGCAAATGCGTAATAGACGTATGCATGAAAAATATGGAGTTAGCATTACTGAATTAGCAGAAAAACTTAATATACCTTATGGGCGAATACAAACAAGGTTGCAACGGGGATGGTCATTAGAAGATGCTACGACTGTCGGATTAGTACAAGGTAAAAAAGGGTTTAATAAGAGAGGTGATTTATGAATATAAAAGAGTTTGTAGTATTTATGGCTGTGAGTTTATTAGGAGTCTTTTTAGTTGCGGCTGTTGCTATACATGACATAAATAAAAAAACAAGCTGTGTTATAGATACAAGTAAACAAAATTTAACTTTTGATGAAATAAGCAAGTTATGTGGAGTAGGTAAATGAGTAAAGAAAGAGAGTTGTTAAAAAGAGTGCGAGATGTATTGCGCGGATTAGAAGAAACCCACTATGACCTTTATTGGGACATACAAGCTGAACTAGAAAAAATTGAGCAGAAACCTAACAATGTTGGTTATCTATGCAAGCAGGAAGATTGTTATGGAGATATTCAAACAGTATTTAAAGTTGATAAGCCTTACATAAGATGGCATAACGTTACAGATGTTACTCCTGTCTACCTAGCACCACCAAAACGTGAACCTTTGAGTGATGATGAAATTTTCAACATTGGATACAATGCAGGATTCACTCTTGACCATGTTAAAGAGGATGTTGGTTCTGTCTACGGCTTTTTAAACGAGTATGGTTACATTGATAATATTAAATATTTTAAGTTTGTCAGGGCAATAGAAAAAGCACACGGTATTGGAGTAGAAAATGAGTAAAGAAACTATTTACATTGATGCAGTCACTAAGCTCAATGAACAAGATGTTATTATCAAAGAATTGACTGAGCTACTTGAAAGAGTTTTATTTGCTTGGTCAATTGGTAGACCCCTATCAGAAGAAAATGATTTATATATGGATGCCCATTATTATTTAAAAGGATTGAGAGATGAATAAAGAACTAGCACTCCGCACCATAAAACTGCTATCAGCATTAGAGGCTTACGCTTTTATGATTGAAAAGTTTATGCCAGATTATCTGCACGACGAGCTTATAACAATTGTGGGTGATTTGGAAAGTATCGTACTTGATAAGCCAATTGAAACCGATTTTTTAACAGCAAGTAAATACAGCGGAAATGAATACACAAATCCGCACAAACACAATGATAGCTTATTGCAAAGCGTTGCACTAAAGGAAACAAAATGAAAATTGAAATTAAGAAGTTAGACGAAAAAGTAATATTGCCAGCTTACGAAACATCTGGCGCAGCGGCTGTGGATTTACGCGCTAACATCACTAAAGCAATCAAGCTGGACTTAGGCGAAACAGCATTGATTCCTACAGGAATTGCCATCAACATCAATGACGATAATGTGGCAGCGGTAATCTTACCTCGTAGTGGTCTTGGGCATAATCATGGTATCAAACTCGGCAATAGTGTTGGCTTAATTGATAGCGACTACACGGGAGAGTTGAAAGTATCTGTGAAAAACACTGGTAGTGGTGTGTACAAGATTAATCCGCAAGACCGCATTGCTCAAATGAAGTTTATTCCTATTGTGCGAGCAGAGTTTGTAGAAGTTGAGGAGTTCAGTAGTAGCACTGAACGTGGCGCAGGTGGCTTTGGTAGTACGGGGGTATAACATGAGCTTATTAACAGAAGAACAGATTGCCGAACTTGCTTGTATTGCTAGTAACCAATCGACAAGTAGGGATTTGCACGATGATTTTCGTGAATGGAATGAAAAGCAGATAGGTGTGCAAGTTAATGTTGATTGGGGTAAAGCACCAGAATGCGCAGACAGAGCAGAAGTAAATTTTTATTGGGTTGGTGGGGATACATGGAGATTCTGTTTCCAAATAGCAAAATACGATAGACCAAAACCCGTCATCACACCACACCCACACGCAGAAATACTGGCTAAATATGCTGAAGTTGCAGCAAGAAGGATTGATCCTTGGATGGAGTTTGAGTATGAAATTCGTGGTCAGTGGAATCGTTTAAATGATCACCCAATGTGGGGACATAATATAGAATACCGCCACATTGGAGAAACAAAATGATCGCAACAACAGCCTATATACTAATTAGTACGATTACATCGTGGTCATCAAGCATCCATACTACGCAGTCAACAGCCACATTTGCAGACAAGGTATCATGTGAATCAGCGGCAACAAGACAAGACTTTGTTTTGAAATCTATGCAGTTGACTAGCTCAAAATGGAATCTAACCTGCCACCCTTATCAGCTTACTGGAGAAAAGAAATGAAAATACCAGTAGGGTTTGAGGAAAGACATGATTTTATGTATTTGTTAATTGGCAATAATGGTTATGGGAGAGATGGTGATGAAATGGAAGTGCCAGATGAATTGATTGAAAGGTATAAGCGCATAGAACCCGAATTTGAAAAGATACAAAAAGAACTTGGGGAAATATGGGATGCGTATATTGCAGAAAAAGTTGCAGAAATGACGGTAAAAACAACTGAGGATACGAAATGAAAGTCACCCTAGTGCAAAGCACACCCAATCCCGAAGAACACATCGGGTTACTTGCAGGAATATGCTACGGTAAGACAGGTGAACAATCACCAGAGCAGTGCATCAAACGAGCAGAACACTGCGTGACTAAAGGTCATCTATCTACACTACGCTTTGCCCATGCTACGTTCTTAGTTGAGGATATTAGCCGTATCTGTAGTCACCAATTTGTTCGCAGTAAGCATTTAGATTTCTTGCAACGTAGTCAGAGGTATTGCAATGAAGGTGAAGTAGCAATGGTTACACCAGAAGTTATTAGGTTCAATGCAGTAGAACGTCATTTAATTGAAGCGAGAGATTTATACAAACAGTTAATTGCCGAAGGCGTAAAGAAAGAAGACGCACGGTTCATTCTTCCACAAGGTACAACAACAGAGCTTTTAGTAGTCGGTAACTTCCAAGCGTGGTATGACTTCATCAAACTACGTAGCGGTAAAGAAGTCCAATGGGAAATACGAGAAGTAGCGCATGAGATTAACCAGCAGCTACATGGAATTGCACCAAACGTATTTGTGGAGCTTGATTAATGTCTGAGCAATTAAAAGAATGTTGTTATTGTCGCAAGAACCTACCTGTTGATGCGTATTACATAAAAAGTACAAGACGATTATCATCAGACTGTAAAGCCTGTCATCGATCAAAAGCCGCACTTAGACAGCGATTAACACAAAAAGTAAAACTTGAATCACGGCAACTTGATTTTGCTCTTTACCGTGAGTTTATAACAAGGCACTTAATTGTTCCAAAGCAATGGGAATTAACACTATGTCATTAGAAAAAGTTATTTTTGAAATCATGCGCTATAACGAATTTTGGACAGTGACTGAAATTCATGATCGTGTAATGGTGACTCAGCCGTTTATTAAACGACCCGATGTGTTCGCAGCTATGCACGAAATGGTTGCCAATAATATACTCATTAAAGAGCCTAATGGTAAAGACAGTTTCTATCGTTTGAAAAATTACGATCCGGCAGATAAGCATCAAAAAGAAACTGAAATGCAAGTAAAAATAGAAACGGATATTCCTGCCGAGTTTAACCGGCACGATGAAGCACTGCGCCAAATTGAGCTGAGAAAAGAAGATAAACAAAAAGCCGATGCTCACTATCAATTCAGCTATAAAGGTCATAAAATAGACCCTTATCGCATCTTTAGAATTTATAATATCGTAGCACCAGAGCAACAACACGCTATCAAGAAATTACTTCGAGCCGGTAAATCAGTCAAGACACTTGACCAAGATATTGATGAGGTTATTCTTACGCTACAGCGCTGGAAAGAGATTTTAAAAGAAGATGTTAAACTGAACTGACCATGATTACATGGTCTGATTTGACACTACCGCCCATAAACTTATGGAATTTACCAAGACAAATTAAGATGGCTACAGAAGAAGGAAATACCGACCTTGCAACGCAACATGAAGAAATGATGCGTGATAAGGCGATAACTATTATAAGATCAAAAGCATCGGCTATTGATACCACCAACCCTACAGGCTTATGCTGGACGTGTGGTGACTATATTGGTCATGGGCGTAGATGGTGTGATGCAGATTGTCGAGATAACGTAAATGAAACCTAGACTAAAAAAGATAGGGCGACTTTGGGTATGTTACACAGAGTGGGAAGATACGGTAACTTGTACAGGTAAATCACCAGAACAAGCGTATCATAGGTGGTTAACCAAGAACCAATTGAAATTAGAAGAAAGCCGCTGAGTAAGCGGCTTTTTAATTATTTGCTTAAAAACAATTCGGCTTCAGCATTACGTCGTCGTGTAAGACCAGCAAGCGGTTTACCCCCTGCTTTATCCCATCGTAAAAATTGCTTTGCAATCTCAGCTTTACTGTCACCGGCTTTGAGCATTTTAACAAGCGTTGAACTGGCTAAATTACCTGCGCCAATATTGTAAGTAAGCGACACTAGTGCATCAAATTCATTTTGAGTTAGTTCAACTTTGATTGCATTTACTGCGTGTTCATATGACGTTAATGTTTTAGATAATAGTAGTAACGCAGCTTCTTCATTTGCTAAAGTCTGACCTTGTTTAACTGCGCTCCCATCAGCATATCGCGTTGAGCCAATACCAATAGTCCAAACACCCGCTGGGCATTGATACGCTTTGAGCTTGCAACCTTCAAATTCTTTAATTAATTTTAAACCGCGTTCGCCTGTTTTCATTTTCTCGATCTCATAGAAAGTACCGTAATTAATTTTTGTGTAAGCCGTATCATGTCGTTATCGAGCAGGCGTATTTGGTCGATTAATTCAATTAGCGCGTCAGTCGTTTCGGTAAGTATTGGCTTAACAATTGTCGTTACCCATATCCACACAAAATAGACGATATAACCCATGCTACTTGATGCAATGATTGGAAAACCGTATTGGTTGATATATTTAGCTAATGCGTCAACATCCATCAATCAATTCTCTTTTCTTGTGGGTTATTAAAACGCGCCACCTTCTCTTTTTCAATTGGCATATCAAGCGTTTCTGTCATCAATACATCTATTTTTACAATATCCTCTGACATAGCCGTGACACGCTTATCAAGTTGCTTGATGATACCGATAAGGCTTTTAATCTTTTCAAGTACGCTATCAAGCAGGAATTTGATGGTCAGAAATACAAAGTACATTCCCACACACGCAGCGGCAATGGGGAAACCTACATCCGTTGCAAACTGTAAGAACTCCATTATTTATTTGTCCACCAAGCAATAAACGAAAACAATGCGCCAATGGTGAAGACAATACCGCCAATAAATCCTTTATAGCGTGTTTGCTCGTTCTTCATTTCTTCAAGAGTGGCAATTATGGCGTCGAGTTTTTTACCCCTATCTTCAAATATTTCTTCAAGGTTTTCAATTCGTTGCTCTACTTTAGCAAGGCGGCAGGCTTCATCGGGCATGGTTTACACCGCTTCCGCGCCAGCCATATCGGCTTGTGATGCTACCCAGTTATAAGACTTTTCTAGGAAAGATGCGCCTTGTTGCGCTTCTACGTCTTCTAATGGCGCATGATAGCGTCTGAAGTCAATATCTTTGGTATCATCATTAGTTGGTTTTTGCGCGTAGCCTACCACGTCAATCATCACTGAAAATTGTGAATTGCGTTGACGACTAATAGACGATGTAACGATACGAAAATAAGCTCCAGCGAAAGGAATGCCGAAGTTGCTTGTTTGTAAATCAATTTGAATTGCCATTGTTGTTTCCTGTTTTGTTAAATAAGATTATGCGTAAGTGACTTCGCTTGTATTTAGCGTTGCTACCCATCGCAAATACGACCCAGTTTTTAATCCAGATGTAATGGTCACGCCTTTATTTGTGTTATCGACTGCAATAGTTGGTGCGGTAGTTAATCCAATAGAATCTGTACCGATAAGCGTTAAAGCAAGTCCTGTGACAGCCATTGTGCCCCCGTTATTTGAAACTGCGCCTGTAATGTTATAGGCTACCATGTCCCCACTAGATTGAGGTCTAGCTATCAATGTGCCTTGAATTGCCATCGCTTGACCAGATGCTACGATAAGTTGGTTAGTTGTTGATGCCGTTAATGACCCATCAGAAGTTAAAGGGTAGACTACATTGGTCGATACTGCACGGAGAACGATTTTACCGGATTGAGCATCGCCAAGTGTTGACATCGCATACGAACCAAATACATATTTTCCAGTTTGTGCTGCAACACCTCCGTATCCACCTAAAACAACGCTAAGGTATCCAGTTGCGCTTGAATTAGCTCCTCCAAAAGAAATACTATTATCGCCCGATGCGATTGCATAATAGCCAATTGCTGTTGCTTGCGCTCCCGATGCAAGTGGGTGATACCCAATCGCAATTCCCCCATATATGTTGTTCTGGTAAGCTACACTTCCAAGTGCAATCCCTGTATATGTAGAAATAGATGTTGCCTTAGCTTGAAACCCCATTGCAATAGATGAGCCGCTTCCAGTCGCCCCATAACTACTCGTATTGTTCGCAACAGCCGCAGCGAAACTATCTGTGCCAGATGCATATGAACCACCTAGTGCCATTGCGCCAGAGCCTGTTGCGGTGACTGAGCCTTGAGTTCCCGATGAGTTAGCACCTAGTGAAGTAGAATAATTTGATGCCGCAGATGCTCCGCTACCAAATGCCGCTGCCGATGTCCCCGCAGCCGTTGGATTAGTGTAACTTGTGCCTGTAGCCGTACCGCCACCAGAAGCTGTTGCCCATGTAGGCGCAGCCGCACCGTTTGATGTTAATACTTGACCAGATGTCCCCACAGCGAGCATAGCCGTTGTACCCGATGCTGTTTGGTATGGAATTGTACCTACACTTCCAGATGCTAAGTTGGTTGCTGTTGTCGCTGTTAACGCATTACCTGTCGTACTTTGATTAAGTGTTGGAAATGTACAATTAGTTAGCGTACCACTTGTTGGAGTGCCTAAAATTGGCGCAATTAAAGTTGGTGTATTTGCAAATACCGTTGCGCCACTTCCAGTTTCATCCGTTAACGCAGCAGCTAAATTTGCACTAGATGGCGTAGATAAAAACGTATTAACATTTGTGCCAAATTGCCCAGACGCAAACGTAATTGCACCCGTCATTGTGCCGCCAGACAGTGCTAAGTATCCCGATGCAGGCAAGTAAGAAGTTATCCATGCGCTACCACTATAAACACGCATTTCACTACTTGTTGTATTCCAATAGAGCGCACCAGTAAGTAGTGCATTACCATCGTTATCAACGCTAGGATCGGATGCTTTTGCGCCAAGATAGCGATCATCAAACGAGTCATAACTAGCCGCTGCTGCGGTAGCACTGTTTGCCGCGTTAGTGGCTGAGGTAGATGCGTTAGATGCCTGTGTTGTTGCTGTTGAAGCCGAAGTCGATGCGTTAGATGCCGATGTACTTGCCGCTGATGCGCTACTTGCAGCATTGGTTGCACTAGTTGCCGCATTTGTTGCTTGCGTTGTCGCCAATGCAACTTGCGCAGCGCCATTGGTTGTTGCTAAACCTGCTTGCGTTGTTGCAATACCAGCTTGAGTTGTTGCTGTTGATGCTGAAGTCGATGCGCTAGATGCTGATGTTGCAGCGTTAGTAGCAGATGTACCTGCCGCAGTTGCTTGCGTACTTGCAGTTGACGCACTATTAGCCGCATTAGTTGCCTGTGTGCTTGCTGTTGATGCTGAAGTCGATGCGTTAGTTGCTTGAGTGGTCGCAATACCAGCCTGTGTTGTAGCAATACCTGCTTGAGTAGTCGCAGTTGTGGCTGATGTTGATGCACCCGATGCACTTGTCGCTGCGTTAGTAGCGCTTGTCGCTGCCGCAGTTTGACTAGCAGTACAGCTTGCTACACTTGCCGTCATAGAGGATGCACTTGTCGCTGCGTTAGTGGCAGAAGTTGATGCGCTCGATGCTGATGTGCTTGCTGACGATGCACTGCTTGCGGCATTAGTTGCTTGAGTAGATGCTGTTGACGCACTTGCCGCTGCGGCTGTTGCCGATACCCCTGCATCGTGAGCGTAAATAGCTGAGTTTGGCGTTAAATGGAAAAACCCTGTTGACGTACTATAGCGAACATCGATAACCGCTCCAGCGCTAATATCCCCTGCTTGAATCGGTTCACTATCAGTAAGTCTAATGGACTTTGCGCCAAGACTATTTAAATTGATAGTGGCACTGCCCGTATTGTCATTAAGAGGTCTGAATACGACTTGTAGACCATCGGTGTAACTTGTTATGGAACTGTCTAGTGCTACCACATAGGTATTCGCTGTACCGGTGTCTACAGCGAAATTGACTGTACCACGTTGAAGTTTGGTTTCACTTGGAAGTAATCCAAATGCAATTGCGGTAGCCGCCTTAACAGCGTTAACGTCTGAGGATTTTGCTAGAGTAATCTGAGCAATATCAGCCGGTGGGTTAAAGGTACTCATCTTTTGTCCTTACGTCATCTCGACGTTATGTGTAGCGTAATTATGCGTTATGGCGCATACAAATTATTAAACTAACCCGTGGTGAATCCGAATCATTTAACACCCAATGGTCAACGAGGTTATTAAAACTAAATATATCGCCCACAGGAGTAATAATAGATTGTCCTTCGTAGTTAAAAGATTGTTTATCATTGGATTCTAAAGGGATTAAATATTTATCTTTATAGTATTCTGCGTGCCAGCTACCTTTATCGCTATGGCGATAAACTTGTTTGCCGGCAGGAATACGAGTAATTAAAATACCGCCAAATTCTGTTTTATGGATATCGTGTTTTTCACAAATCGCACGGTTAATCTTAGCAATTTCATCTTTAAATTTCTGATCGTTAATATAGAAAACGCTATCGTGTTCATCATGAAATGCTAAAGGGTTCGATGGATTATAATTTTTAATATCATTATAGCGAACCCAGATATCGTCAACTTCTCTATGTGGCGATTTAGACGATTCAGTACGTTGTTTAAATTTATTCCATAAATAATCATTATCAGAAATAAATTTATTGATAGCCGATACATCAACATGAATACCGGTATTGACCATATTGGGTTTGCCGATAAGCACGTCATCTATATTTTCTGCATCACAAGTATCTGTAGCATGGATACATAGCCAAACCACTCTACCGTTAACCGCTTGAACGCTATGCTCAATACCGGCTTTAATTTCAATCACAGCAGGGGCAAAATAGGTTTCTTGAGTATCGCCTTGCCAAACTATAGCGCATCCTTCAACAAGAACACTCATGTGGTCAAAGGTATGAGCGTGTTGCTGAACTTCAAAGCCATCATCGATAATCACTTCTTTGGCATAGACTCCGCCAATAAAATGATGTGCTTGTATGTTAAGTCCGGTGATACTCATAAATACCTTGTGATGATGAAATTACTGTTCCGATAAACCCACAAATTGGCTTACCTACATTCATCACTATTTTACCAACTAATCGTTTAAATGTACTGCGATTTTTTACAATGCCAAATTGCTCTGCCATTTCATATGCCCATGCTTGAACAATATAGGCAAATAACGGGATATAAATCGCATTATTACGCAAGAATTCAGTTAGCGGTTTTGCCCACGCATGATAGCCGATGAGGATTTCTGGATGAGTAGTTGCGATCAAATGCCCAAATAAAGTATCAGCGTCAAATACATCATCTTCAAGATAGCCGTATTCGCGCATTAAAGTACACATTACGCTCATGCCACCGCTTTCGGGTTGTTGAGGTTGAGGTGTTTTAAACGAACCGAATTGAGATGCGCTAAACATGGGCAAATCAGTGTTTGGCATAGATAACATACCCACTGGTTTATTCTGAGAAACTTGCTCATACCTTCCGAGTAAACTTTGCTCATGTCGAGCCGCTGCGTTTGCTTTCATTTGTTCTAATTGTAAATCTGCTGAAGCTGCCATAAAGATACCTATTTGTTTGTTGGAGAAACTAAGGAAGTTGCAGTTTTACCCGCATCACTATTAATTAGTTGTGATTGAGCTGCCGCTGTAGCAGTAATATTTTTCTTCATTGCATTTGCCATCATAGTTAGTCCATTAGCATTAGCTGCCTTAGCTTTTTCATTCATATCTGGAGTAAGATTAATAGCTTTAATAGCATCGAGTAGCTGTCCGTCAATAACTGCGTGTGCTTGTAATACGGCATTAGAAGTTTCACGATCGCCTTTTAGTGCATCAACCATTACTTGATTTTCAGCAGTTAGTTGATTGGTTTGTTGCTTTAGAGTTTCATTAAATACAGCTAATTTTTTATCAGATTCAAATTTCGTATCTGCTGCCACGCTATCAATAACAGATTGAGTTACCTTGCCTGCAATTTCAATGTTCCCTTTACTAATAAGTTCTCTTAATCTAGCGCCAGAGTCCCGATTAGATGTGGCTAAATTATTCAAATCGTTTAGTATTGCTGTGGTAAACAAATTAGTAGCCGCGTTGATGGCTTGAGTATTAGTGGTATCTACTGTAATTTTATTAGCGGCATTCCAATTCTGAACTTGAATATCGTTCTGAGCCTGTCTATCCATACTGGTGGCTTTAAGACCAAGTCCGGTATTGAGCAATTGATTTTGAGCCGCTGCATTAGCTTCATTGGCTTTTTGTCTAGCCAATGCGTCTTGTTGCGCAATCGGTAAAGCGGCTTTAATCGCTGCGTCTTGAGCAAATCCAGCAGCAGCGCCTGTATTGAGCATACCTCTACGCGATGCTTGCAAATTAGCTGCGTTAACTGCTCGCTGGATATAAGGATTGTTTTTAGCAAGTAATCCAGATAGCTGATTAGATACCATTGAATCGGGTGTTACATTAACCTCAGATGCTTTGGCAGCGTCCACCATCTTGGTAACATCAGCGGCTGAATTTGGATTAACAATGGTAGTTGGAGCGCCTACTTTAGCAACATTAAGCATTCCCTTATCAATCATATCCTGTGTAATACCAGATGTGACTGTACTATTTATAGGATTACCAAGTGCATCAAACCCGCCACCTAATGTTTTAGTATCAAGTGGTGCGGTGGCATTTTTTAATTTTAAATCATTAGCAGTTTGTTGCGCTAATTGATTGGCAGTATCTTGCTCAGTAGCTAATTTTGTCGCAGCGTCTGCTTGGATTTTAGCATCAGCATCAGCTTTTACTTTAGCATCAGCGGCAATCTTTGCATCAGCTTCAGTTTTAGCATCGGCAACAGCTTGGTCAGCAATAGTCTGAGCTTGTGTTTTTTGAGTAGTCCATCGTACATTGTTTGTAGGATTAGCCATCAATGCAGTTTTAGCTGCCTTGTATTGCGCACCACCAAAACCACCTACCCAGTTAACAGGATTGCCTGTTACAGGATCAAGCGTTTCTTTTTGAAGAACCTCGTCTGCCCAAGTAGTTAAACCAGTATTGATAGCTTTCCCAGCAACGCTCGATATGGCTTTAGTTGACTTATCAAGCGTAGATGGATCGGAATAATAGCTACTAAGTGTATTTTGATCAAAAATAGGATTACCATACGCATCGGTAACTGTTCCATATTTATTCAAATTAGCCGCTAAATTAGGATTAGTTGCTCCGCTAACTAATCCACCGTATGAATTAATATACTTTGGATCAAAAGTTTGCGTTGCCGTAGTTGGTTTTTGTACAGGTGTTCCAGACCGCAACCCCGCTGCTATTTCTTCTATAGTTGCCATTTAATTATCTCCGTCCTGTAACATATTGTGACCACCATTGGTCAGCAGCGGCATTTCGATTATCATTATAATTACCTAAGTTAACACCAGTTTGCTGGTTAGTGGGTATTTGGAAATTCTTAAAGGCATCCATAAAGCCTTGTGTTGCTTGTGTGCCAAATGCTTGATTTTTGGTATCAACACCGCTAAGAATATTAGTTTTAAGCGCATCGGCACTGCTATTCCAGTTTTTCAAAAACTCTGTATTTTGACCGCTCAAAGCAGTTTGCTGTTCTCCCAATGCTGTTTTTAATTGATCCGCAGTAATGCCCTTTGGTTGAGTATTGTACCAATTAGTTAAATCAGCCGTAGTAAGAGCAGGAATGCTTCCTGTATTTATTGTATTGGGAGGACTTGTCGCAGCAGGGGAAGTTGACATTTTATTAACATCACCTGTAGATAGCGCACTTCCACCTGTTGTTGGGATTTTATTAATATCGCCTGTAGATAACGCACTTCCACCTGTTGTTGGGATTTTATTAATATCACTTGTGGATAATGCACTTCCGCCACCTTGCGTATTAAGTTTAGTGTTATCAATAACCGTCCCTGTATCCGCAACTTTAGCAGTACCTGTTCCACCTAAAATAGCAAGCGTGTCAGCAGATGGCTTAGTTACATTTGGTAATTCCAAATTTGGATTTACATAAGGTAAAACTGTCGCAGTATTATTTTGAGCTTTTGCAATATCACTTAATGATTGTGGGGTAG